TCAATGGGCCACTAATGGCAGAAACAAGACCAGAAAAAGCAGATTGAACAGCACTGGCAGCTAAACCAGCAATGGCAAGCTGTTTCATTCCCCATTGGAAATCTTTGACAACCCCTTTGAGGACACCTGAGAAGTTGCCCCTGTCGAACAACATCCCAATCTTAATCGTTCTGATATTACTGCTTTTTGCCATCTCTCCTCATGAGTAGTTTTAGTCTGGTTTCCATTTCCTCTTCTGATTGCTGGTTGACCATGAATTGGGAATAGTTGAACATTTCTTTCTTGGCTTCTCCTGGATGATGTCTCCACGGATCAAAGGTCTTGGCACCATGAGCAATTGAAATCCAATCCAGTAACGTTCCCATCTGAAAGTGAACATCAGGCAGTGGTTCAAATTGCTCAAAAGCCTGCTGTCTGATCATTTCTTCATGCCATTCCTCTTCGGTCATGCTGCGGAACAGTTCATGAAATGTTCTGCCTGACTTTCTGGAAAGTTGCATGATGAAGTAATAAACAGGGTTCTCTTTCAGTCTTTTTTTTCGTGTTCAACCGCTGTGGCAATGTTGTTGATTGCAGCAACAATCTTTCCCAAATCTTTCATTTCGAACTTGTCCAGATTGCCACTGTCTACGTCTTGTGGAAAAGTGAATATTTGTGTTCCGTCCTCTTCACAGAGACCCATACAAACCATCGCCAACACAGCTTCACTGCTGTCAGCCTCGTAAATTTGCTGGAACTTTCTGACTTCGCCGATTGAAAGACTTCTGACGAAAGCTGTGCATCCCCATTCCTCTGTCATGTCAACAGGAACAATGGAAGGTTTGCGTTTGAGTTCCGAAAGATGTTGTTTCAGGTTCATTAGTCACCTCCACCTGCTGCGGTGAAGGTCGGTGCTGCTGTCAATTCAATGACGTACTTGAATCCCAATGGATTCCCCAGCCCCATTCCTGAAATCGTGAACTCACGGCAGATTCCAGTGAGTCCGTATGTTGCACCATTCGAGAATTCGATTGTGCAAGTTTGCGAAGCCCCGATGTCTGCAACCAATCCCTGATGACCTGCATTGCCAAGGTCGAGAAGACCATTGACTGAGATACTTCCAAGGTCTTTGATGTTGTCGGTCAGCTTTTGAACGATAGTAGAATCAACAGATTGTGCTGTGAAAATTTCTACCGATTGTGTCCAGTCATCAATGCTGGTGACTTCGCCGACAGCCGATGAATCAATTTTGAACTTTACTCTTCCTGCCATTCCCATAAAAGGAACCCCCATAAGTTAAATAACCTATGGGTATGTATGCGGGTCAGGCTCCATTATTCAGGTTGTAGATGAATTGCAATCTGATGGCCCTGCGAAACACTTTATTACCAGTTCCATCTGCAAGTGATTTATCCAGATCAAAAGGACCAGAATCAATTGTGACTTCCTGAATGACATCATCCGTCAGCATTTCTTTGCAAAACATGTCCAGAATCTGCCCTATCACGTCATAGGTATCGCCTTTGGTTTTGCTCAAGCAATCAAACTGGACGACATTCACAGCTACCCCAGCATGCCCATCGCTCGATTGCCACACTTCCCCATCATCGGTTGTCATTTCCAGAAATGGAAATGGTGGATTTTCAGGTAAATTGGCAGGAAAAATATTCCCTCCAATCAATTCCGTAATGTTTCCATTTGCTAGTAGCAGATCAAAAATGTGTTCCAATAAACTCATGCTCTTATTACCTTGTCTATTTCCTGAAGTGTTTCCAAAATGATATTGTCAGCGGCTTTCTGCCCCAGTTTGTTATGGCCTTTGATGAAGTTGAATTGCGGGGGAATTCGCCAAGTTCCATCTTTGTTTTTAGTGCCAAACTCTAGGAAATTCTGGACATGCAGTGAATTTTTTGTTGCAACAGCCAGGCTGACAGCGTTCTTTCTTCGATTACCTGGTCTGACCTTGATTTGGTCGGCAGTGTGTCCCCCTTCTCCAGGATTCTTTGATCTTGGAAAAGTTGCTCGCAGATAATCAGCCAACGGTTGCAGGTGTTTCTTGGAGATTTTTCGGATGATGGAATTACCCGTTCTGTTGTCCAGGTTCACCAGCATCCTTTGAATTTCTTCTACCCGTTGGCGGTCGATGTCGATTCTGAACTTCACTATTCACCACCCAAGCTGATCCCACCGGTGCCTTTTTCAACAAACTGGGATTGCCCTGTTTCACCGATGACTTCTTCGGCTTGAATCAGCAATTCCCGTTTGTTCTCCATCACATTCTGAACAGACAGGATGTTGAACACCCTGGTGCCGTACAAAAGCCGTTTCGTGTGGTTGATGGTGATGTCTGTTCTGTAACGGCAGCGGATTTGATGGGTGACAATACCCTTCCGCAAATCTTCCGTTTCTTCTTTTGCTGATGTGGGACTCACAGATGCCCAAAGAAACCCTTCATTTGTCCATTCGGCATTGTCCCGGAATGGATTCGTAGGCTGTTGTGGGGCTTGAAGAATCAGTCTTCTGTTCAATTTTCCTGCTTGCATACTGTATGTATGCGGGACGACCAGAATTGCCGTCCCTGGCAGCAGGGTGAATTTCATTTCACTTCTGGAAACTCAAAAATCACTTTGTCCTGAATTTCCCAAAGACTCCAAGTATCCTGCCCCCGAGTTCAACAGGCTTTCAGCATCCTTCACCTTCATCCAAGGACTGAAAGACAATCCACTATTGTTCCAATCTGATGAATTCTCACCCATATACACGGCAACGAACCGCATGTTTTCACGCCTCTTGAGTTCTTGGATGAGTTCCTTGAATGTCGCTGTTTCAAGTTCAGGCATTTTGTCCCTCCAGTAATCGTCTGCATCTGGAAAAAATCTCAGCAGTGATTAAGGGTGAAACTGCATTTCCCAGACAGGCTACTCGGGGTTTCCAGTCCAGTTGTCGGGGAAGCCCATCATTCTTTCGAGCAACAAGGGGTTGGGCATCCACTGCCCTTGAGGCGAGCCACAAGGCCCACTGATCCCTGTTTGGTGGTGTAACAGCCTGTGGACTAATGCCCCCGTCGTTTCCCAGCGGTCGCTCCGTCGGATGTTCGTGTAACCGCAACTGTCGGTCACTGTGGGGGTAGGCAACGATGAATATTCGTTCTCGTTTGTGAGGTAGTCCGAATTGGCTCGCTCGTATATTTTCCCATTCGCAGTCATACCCGACTTCGGCAAGGCTGCAAACAACTCTTTCAAGTCCCGAATGCGTAAGCGGAGGGACGTTTTCCAACACAACCAACCTTGGTGATAACTCGCTAATAAGGCGGTACATTTCCCAGTAAAGACCAGACCTTGAGGAGTTGATTCCTGTTTTGGGTCCGCCACTGCTGATGTCCTGACAGGGGAAGCCACCGCAGATGATCCAGTCTTCCTTCGGGAGTTCTTCAGTGTTGATTCTGGTGATGTCCCCGAGATTGACGGCTTCGGGGAAGTGTCTTTGATAGATTTTGATGGCATGTTTGTTGATTTCCGAATAATAGTGCTGATCGAAATGGAGACCTGCCCATCTGGCACCCAGTGCAAATCCACCAATTCCTGAAAATAAATCTAATAGTCTCATACAGTAGGTAAGCAGCTACTGCATGATTTTCAGAAATTATTATTTAAGAATACGATCCCCAGGAATCCAGTTTCAAAAGCGTCTTGACTCCAAAGGGGATTTGCTTCAACGACAGTTCGGAAGCCGCTTCTCGATTCTCATTCAAAAAGGAAACCAGAAGGCAAATTGCCGAAACTGTATTGGGTGTCAGCGAAGATGAGCCAGCGGTATAGGTCAAGGTGACTGCATTGGCCAAACCGCTCATCAAATTGGGCCATGAATTTCCTGGATACGGATAGATTTTTCCTGGACAGCAATACGGATCAACATCGACAGTGTTCAAATCCATCTGCTCATCGTTGCCTGATGAATCGACAAAGGCGATTTCATCAACACTGACAACAGGCGGACGAACCGTGATGGCACCGCTGGGAAAACAATCCAAACCAACCTGATAGGTGGTGGTCAGCAAAGTTCTTCGCTGGTAGTCTTCGGCAACTTTGTACGCCGTCCAGAGCCATCCTGTGATGAGTGAATCATCATCGACATACTCAATACGGGCATGTTGTTTCACGTAGTCCAGGGGCAAAACTGCCAGCAGATCAGGCGGAGTTATTACAATAGGGTCTTTCATACCCTATTTACTCTTTTGCCTTGCGTTTCTTTTTGGGCTTCTCTTCTTCAACTGAAACTGTGATGCTTCCAGATTCAACACCATCAACATTCAAATTGATTTGAACGTCTTCAATCTTGATGTTGACAGGTTTTTCATTGGTGAAGACCCGTTTGCGAAACTGTTCCAATTGGTCTGGATCAATGTCCCGATAGAACTTCGGGAACTCATAAAATGGACACAGGATGAAATCCATGTCCAGAGTTTTGCCTTCTACGGCATCCAGGAACTGCCCGTACAATCGCCCATAGTCGGTGTTGAATTGTTCATCGAGAGTCAATTCTTTGTCAAATGATTCTTTCCACATCCCTGCATGGTAGACACAGATGGCAACCTCTCTTTCTTCCAGCCTTTTGGCTTTCTCGTAGCTGCCCACATCAGCGAATTCCATACTGGGATATCCATTGAAATTGTGGTTCCCGATCAATGTTTCCTGAATCACCATCACTACGTTTTTTATGTCTGAATATTTTTCCATGACTTATCTAGTGGACATCACAAAAAAATCCCTGCTGCTTTTCAGGGCAACAGGGATTTCATCAGAAGGAGTCACTCACCTGATTGATTAGACTGTTTTGATGTCTTTGACAATTGAGAACGATTCCGTATGGCGGATGGTGAAATCCACATCTTGAAGCACTGTGACGGAAACAGCACCTGCAAGGTCAGCAGTGAAAGGGTTCACGATCACGTCAAGACCTGACCAGTAACCGTACAGGGCATCTGGGAAGTACCCGAAGATACCGGCTGACAAGCCTGTTCCGTATGCCCCTTTGGTCAAGTTGTGCGGCAACTGGTTCGTTGCATAGGCAGCATGGTCATTCACTTCATCATTTTCCCAGATGTATCCGGCAACTCCTGAAGATTTCAATGTGGTCTTCATCTTGCCTCTGGCATGTGGTGTAAACACATATGAGGAAGCATCAGAATTGCCGTTTCCAGCCGCAACCAGTGTTTCCAAGTTGACTGCCATTGACCAGTTTGGAACATCCCCGTCAGTTCCTAAAGCGACAATATTGGTGATATCGCTGTTCTGTAAAATCCCTTCAGGTTCGGAACCAACACCTGAACCATTGAATCCAACCCGGTCGATCTCAACGGCAATCGTGTCAAACAAATCTTGACGAACGAAGTTTTCAACGTCCAAAGAAGTCTGATTCACAAACGCTCTGGTGTACTTCGTGGAAGCTCCAACAGTGTTTGGGGCCAATGGAACCTGTCCAATCGCCTGATTGCTCGGTGTGATTGAAGAAGAACCGTCAGCATTGATCCAGTAGGTTGTGGCTGTTCCAGTCTTTTTCGGAATGGAAACAGAACCAACCAAGTCACCCAGCATTCTGGCACCCAAACGTCCCATCAGAGTTTGATTTCTCAGGTATTCAATGAAGTTGGCAAAATCTTGGGTGGTGACTAATGCACCTGCCCCGTTGGTTTTGTCCAGGTTGCCGTATTTTTCACGGCCTATTGCAGCAGCAGCCCCATTGACTCCAATTCCATGTGGGAACCAGAAACCTCTAGGCTTTTTGCCACACTTCAAAGCAATTTCATCGGAAACTTCCTTTTCTAATCCAGCCAGTTTCTGATTCTCAATCATTGAACTGATGGCTCTGGTCAGCGAAAATCTTTGTTCATCTTCGTGGATTTGAACTGGCTGAACAGGCGAGATTCTGCCGTTGGATTCTTTCATGCTGGCTTCGATTTGAGCCAGTCTGTCATTTCTGGATTGATCATCTGCCTTTTTTCGATCATAGGCATCGATGGCATCCATCTTGTTGTTGAATTCCTGGATTTGCTCCTGGGTGAGTTCAACACCAGCGGCTTTGGATGTCTCATGGACCTGCTTTGCAGATTTGAAAAGTTCTGCTCTTTCTTTATCTGTTTTAATTACAAAATCACTCATTGTTCTCCTGATGGGACCACAAAAAAACGGCGGAATTGCCAGGGTGATCCCAGAAAATGTTCTGGAAACCAAGCCTGAGACAGTTCGCCGTCCACTAACCTAGTCATGTCGAAATTTATTGCCGATCCCAACGCAGGATTGCGGCAATACTATCTATTCACTTCATCTCGAATTTGTTTCGAAAATTCTCAAAGCTCTTTCAACAAAATCTCTGTTGGGAGTTCCAAGGAAATTTTTCAATGATTCCAATGTCGCTTCATCGGGATCAGTCAAAGCGTTCAACTGAACATTGGTTTTGGGAAATGCAGGGTCATAAACAACAGAAACTTCGATCAGAGTTCCTGATGTGTGTTCTCTGACAGGGACACCATTTTCCTTTTTCCAGTTGTATTCGCCTGGCAAATATCCAAAGGACATCCCTTTGAAATGTTGATGCTTTGCCAGTTCGGCGGCATCTCTACCCGCTGTGGTGTTCGGCAAATCGAGAGAGAATCGCAATCCAATGGCATCAGGAGTCAGCTTCAGATTGACCCCTGATCGTCCCAGATAGATTCCTTCATTGTGATCCTGAAACGCCTTCACATCATGATTGGCATCAGCCAAGTTGCTGAATGCAGTCGCTCGAAACGTATCGAGATAACCGCCACGGTCATGGGATCGAACACCCCATTT